AACTAGAAATATGAATCACGAAGTATTACTGGATTTTGAACTGTCAGACGAACAGATGTCTGCTTTGAACCTACATTTTCTCTTTAAACATAAGAGATGTTATGACGCCATCACAGACATCGACGATTTGATGGAAAGTGTTGACAAAATTCAAGTTTGGTTTGAGGTATCGTATAACGACAATACTTATGACGTATCTCCCATCTATTTTGATTTGATTCAAAATGATAAGATAGTCAAAAAGGTTAAGGCATACCAATACGATTTTGAAATTCCGGAATTTCACGGAGTTGAATATCAAATTCAATCATTTACAATCACTAAAAAAATGTTATAAAAATGTCAGACGTAGTAAACAAAATTAAAGAAGAAATCGATGCGTTCAACGCAAAACGAGTTGAATTAGTTGAACAACTCCAGACGGAATTTCCAAAATTATTACAACCGATATTTGACCAATCCAAAAAAATTGAAAGTATCGGATGGACGCAATATACGCCATATTTTAATGACGGTGACTCATGTGAGTTTTCTGTGAAGTTGGACGATTTGTATATCAATGGAGAATATGATGACGACATCGAGTGGTATGATTGGAGGGTGAAATACACCCAATATCATCTGGAGTTAACCAAAGAAGGGAAGGTTGATTGGTATGAGTGCGACTTGTTGTCCAAATTTAAAGAAATTTTGAGGTCAATACCTGAAGATTTTTATGAAGATCTTTTTGGTGACCACGTCATGGTGACAGTGTATAAAGATGGTAGAATTGAAGTTGAAGAATACGATCACGACTAAAAAAATAAAATATGGGACTTGACATGTTTCTTTACCGAATTCCAAAGGTAGAATCAATTGAAGAATTGCAGGAAATCAATAAAGTTCTTTCCACAAAGAAAAACGTATCTGAACTCAAAGAGGAGATATGTGAGATTTCGAAAAGAAAGAATTTCATCTATCAATTCCAAATTACCATCGATAAATACTCAGATGGTTCAGAAATATCAATAATCCCGCCATACCACAATGCTGCATATTGGAGAAAGTTCAATGCATTGCATAATTGGTTTGTTGCTAATGTGCGGGGTGGTAATGATAATTGTGAATACTATTTAGTTAAAAGAGAACATATTGAAAAATTATTGTTGGTGCTGGAAACGACAACACAAGAGAATTGTGAATCAAATTTTCCAACCACGGCCGGGTTTTTCTTTGGTGGCACTGGTTATGGCGAGTGGTATTGGCACGAACTTAAAAAAACCATTCACATCTGTCATTATCTGCTTTCAGAAGTAAATTGGAAAGAGGAAGTTTTAATGTATAGATCTTCATGGTAAAAATATTTGGAAATCTAAGAAAAATTTTTTAAATTGTGATAGAAGTTACTGGTTGGATTTGTACTATGCTGGTGTTGCTTGGTTTTCTTCTAAATGCCAATAAACATTTGAAATATGCGTTAATTGTTTGGATTGTAGGAGATATAGGATGGATTTGGTATGATTATTGCATTAATAATTGGAGTCACGCGACGTTGAGCACGATAATAATTTTGATAAATGTATATGGGCTATGGAAAATAAAACAATTAGACTATCAGAAGTAATATTGTCTGATCAAAATACGTTGGAAGACGTAATTAATTATTGTCTAGATCGAAGAATTGATTCAATAATCAATGATATTCCTCCTGAACCATGGGTCGAATATACCCTTAGTGATTTGCAAACCGTTTGGGATAATTTAAATAATTTTATATATGATAAAAAGTAATGAAAATGTGCATCTGTCTGATGGTGAGAGATTGGAGCGAATCGGCGAATGTGCTATGAAATATGGAGAGTTTCTAACTGCCATGGGGTTTGATTGGAAAAACGACCCCAACATGGTAGACACTCCGATGCGAGTCTCAAAGGCATATATCAATGAGTTGTTCGAGGGATGTTTTACTCCGGCGCCAAAAATTACTGACTTTGATAATATATCAGGGTATGACGGTATTGTTTTTCAAGGAAAGATTGATATAAAATCGACTTGCTCTCACCACTTTCTTCCATTTTTGGGATATGCGCATGTTGCATATATTCCAGGGCATAGAAATATTGGACTGTCTAAGTTGAACCGAATAGTTGAGTGGTTTGCGAGGCGCCCACAATCACAAGAACATTTGACCATGCAAATTCATGATTTTTTGAATGAAGTATGTATTGCAAATGGTGGGGTTGCGGTGATGATCGAGGCAAAGCATACTTGTGCATCCTGTCGCGGGGTCAAACATGATTCTATAATGAAGACTGCAAAGTTGTCCGGTGCGTTTAAAGACCATGTTGCAACCAGAAATGAATTTTACGAATTTATAAGAACACTATAAAAACCGTATTCTCCATATACGTTAAAATACTGGAAAAAAAATTATTTGTTATAGGCTATTCAATGCAAGAAAAAATTAGAGTAGCAATTGTGGGTGTAGGCAATTGCGCAAAATCCTTGGTAGAGGGGGTTCAATATTATACACAGAATGTAGAAAATATAGATGGTTTAATGCGAGGGGATATTGGAGGATACGGCGCTTCAAATATAGAATTTGTCTGTGCATTTGACATTGACAGTAGAAAAGTCCACCAGCCACTGAATTTCGCTTTAAAACAAAAACCAAATTGTGCTTGGTCCATCGTGTCGGAAATAGAATGTACCGCCCAGGTTTATACCGCACCTGTTCTAGATGGATATGCAGATTTAATGGATCGATATCCGGAGTCTGATAGATTTTTAGTAAGCGAATCTTTAAGAAATTCTACAGATTTTTCCAGAGGGATAGTATGGACCGATGAGTTAGATTTTTTCTGGAAAGAGAGTATTTCTGATATATTGCGGAAGCACAATGTTGATATTATTATTAATTATCTTCCAGTGGGTAGTCAGAAGGCTACCGAATTTTGGGCAGAAGTTTGCTTAAATCTTAAGATTCCCTTCATAAATTGTATTCCAGTTTTTATAGCATCAAATCCAGAGTGGGAAAAACGCTTCAAAGAAGCAGGCATTCCTTTAATTGGAGATGATATGAGAAGTCAAATTGGCGCATCTATTGTTAGTCAAATGTTGCAAGAATTGGCTTTTGAACGTGGCCACAAGGTAAAATGTCATATTCAGAGAAATGTTGGAGGAAACACGGATTTTCTTAATATGGAAGATAAGAGTAGACTTAAATCCAAAAAGATTAGTAAAGAAAATGTTATTAAGGCTCAGAATGAGATAAGAAACATTCCAGTAAATGACTCATTTTTACACGCGGGCCCGTCGGAATATATTTCATTTTTTGGAGATAATAAAATTGCGAATTTCCATTTAGAATTGGAAGGTTTTGGTGGTTCTCCAGTCATATTTGATGCTCAACTATCTGTTCAAGATTCTCCAAACAGCGCCGGTGTTGTTATTGACGCAATTAGGTATTTACAAGTTGCTAAAGAAATGGGAATAACAGGTGCTTTAAGAGGTCCAAGCGCATTTACTCAGAAAACCCCACCAATACAAATGCGCCTGCAAGATGCTATTTATGAATGTGAAAAATTAGCAAATCGAGAATATACCACAGTTAACAAGAAATGAGAAATAATAAACCATTTAAAGAAAAAATTATCTGTTTCGATTTCGACGGAACTTGCACTCTTAGAGATATTTATCCGGATGTTTTTTTAGACAATGTAAATTTGGAAATTAAGAAGGTGGTGAATTGGTGCTCGGATCATGGATATCGAGTTGTGATTAATAGTGCCAGAGATACCATTTATTATGATGATGTTAAGATGTTCTTGGATCATAATGGATTCAAATATGATTACATTCACTTGAAATGTAAACCAACCGCAGATCTTTACATTGATGACAAGAGTTTATTCCAAACTGCAAGACACCTACAAGCTTTCATCGAATCTTATTTTTGCTCCGATTTATGCGAATATATCCATAAATTAGTTTCTAACAGACTCTTTTCCGAGATGGCTACTAATATAGCCAACGTTCCAGAAAATCCAACCTACGCGGAGCCAGACGTCTTAAATTACAAAATAGCGTTGCCAATTACTGGTGGGATGGATTCTACGACATTATGGAAGATGGCTTCTTTGGCAGGTGAAAACTTCATCCCATATTATGTAGATTTAGGCCAGAAGTATGCCAAGATGGAATTGGAAGTTGTAGAAAAGATTATTGGTGAGAAACCAAATGTCATATCTCTAGAAGTTCAATTTACAGAATTTGCACATATTCTTTTGGGTAGAAATCTAGCAATCATCATGTTGTTGGCTGAAGAGTTCAAGAGGAATAATTGGTGGGGTGAAATTTGGTTTGGGAATTTAGTAGGTGAGTCGCCCATCATGGATGGTGATAAGAGTAAGAGGTTTTTTAACGATGTCAATGCACTCTTAGTTCATCATGGCTACGATGTTCGAGTTGTCAATCCATTAATGTGCTTGGATAAATTCGATCTAGTATCATATTGGAATGAATTGGGGGAAATAGAAACACTTACACAGACAAAGTCGTGTTTTTCTGACAAGTATTTTCAATGTGGAGAATGCCAATCTTGCTTTAGAAAGTGGTTAGCATTCAAATATCACAATATTGATATTTCGAATCAGTTTCCATTGATGAAGTTTGACATTTATGTAGAGAAGTATAAAAATAAGATGCAGTCGGCGTTAGATGAGAATAATTTTGCCAAGTATTCGAAAAACAGAATTTTAAAAACATTAAAGGTTTTAAATGAGTTATAATAAATTTATCTATATACCATCCTTTGATACTGCAATTGCACAAAATGCTGGAATTAATAATTTCAAACTTAAATCCGGAATGTCTTGGAGATATTGGGATAATACATTTCCAGAACCATTTCGACACAATGCATTTTTATTAACAGCCGGTCATAATTTTAAGAAATTTGATCATGCTATTAGATATGAATTTCCGGAAGATATGATAGTGGTCGGCGACAGTGGTGGCTATCAAATCGCGACTGGCGCCTTAAAATGGGATTCTAATATTAGACGTGGAATTTTTGATTGGTTAGAACATAATACAAATGTCGCAATGAATTTGGATATTCCACCCCGTGGGAAATATGAGGGAAGATATCAAGAGGCTTTAGAAATTTCTATAGAGAATTTTAAATACTTCGCTGATTGGCAAACAGGAAAAACAGATTTTTTAAATATTTTACAAGGCCTGGACAAAGATTCTGTCAATCGATGGTATAGACAGATTAATGGTCTACCCTTTAAAGGATGGGCGTTTGGTGGTGCAGGTGGTAACCTATATAGATTGATGACTATGTTCTGTCAGTTGATTGAAAATAAAGAATTTGAGAATCGAAACAATAAATGGATTCATGTGTTGGGAGTTTCATCGATTACAGAATTTTTATTGTTGAGTTATATTCAGCGATTTTTGAACGACAATGGATATTCAATTCAAATTATGGCAGACAGCTCGACCCCCAACAGAGCAACGGCTTTTGGATCTTACTATATTGGATATGATATTAAAGAAATGCGATATAAGATGATTCATGTGCCAAGAAAAGATGTAATCAATTGGAGTAAAAATCAAGTGGATACTCTTCCTATTGTTAATGAAGTGGATAGGTTGATTTGGAATGAATATAAAATGCAAGATTTTCTAGAATGGAAGTCCGAGCATTATGGATGGTTTACTTGTCATAATTATACAATTTTCATTGATTCTGTCAACGCCATTCACAATCTAATCCATGGAGATTCTTATATTCTAAATCAAATGCTATCTAGAGAAATGCAATTAATATTGAAATCTGTAGATGAGATCTTTAATTCAAATAGTCCGTATGGAATATTGAAGAAATATCATAAAATATATTCCACAGTTTCCAGAATAATTCAAAAGGATAACACGAATTCCTCAAACGAAAATACATTCTTTTAATGTATCAAAATATATATCACGATAGAAATTCTGGAATTGTCCATCTTTGGGATGATGAGAAAGGTTATACTAATTTTCCATTTGAGAGATACGCCTATGTCTTAGATTCAAGAGGAGATTATGTTACCATGACTGGTCTTAGATGTAAAAAAGTAACATCTTGGTCCAAAGAACTTGAAAAACAAAATTTAGTCTTTGAACACGACGTTCCGATTTATACTCGAGTATTAATTGATAGATATTGGAATAGTGATGAGCCTAGTAAAAATAACAGGGTTCTATTTTTCGATATTGAGGTTGCCAAGGAAGGAAAGTATTCAACTCCAAGAGAGGCAAGTAATACTATTACGTCGATAGCATATTATGATTCAATCGATCAAAAATATCATTGCTTAATCTTAGATGTAGAGAATAGACTGGAAGATAGAGATGGACTAAAAAGATTTGGTACAGAACAGGAACTCTTAATACATTTCTTGCAGTGTTGGCAAAAAATTAAACCAAATATTGTCACCGGATGGAATTGTGAATTTTTTGATATACCATATCTGTTTAACAGGTTAGTAAATGTGTTGGGAGATAAATGGGCGAAGAAATTAAGTCCTATAGGTATTGTCGAAGATAGGGAATTCGGAAAAGAATATACGGTAAAGATTGCCGGAGTGTCTTGTTTGGATTATCTGATGTTATATAAAAACTTCACAGCAAATCAACAACCTCGTTATACTTTGGATTTTATCTGCAATGCAGAATTAGGACGGGGAAAAGTTCAGTATGAAGGAAGTTTGGATGACTTGTTTAGGAATGACATTCATAAATTCATAGAATATAACATCAGTGACGTTGAATTGGTAGTCGCTCTGGACAGAAAGTTTGACTACATTGAAATTGCCAGAGGCATCTGTCATAAAGGTCATGTTCCGTATGAAGATATTACAATGTCAAGTAGGTTTTTGGATGGGGCATTATTAACTGATTGCCGTAGAAATAATTTAATTACAGTAAGAACTGAACGTTCAGAAACTATTGAAGAACCGGCAGAAGGAGCCTTCGTTAAATTACCTGCCCCTGGATTGTATCGATACGTCTATGATTTGGACTTGGAATCAGAATATCCAAACAATATCAAATCATTGAATATTTCTCCTGAAACAAAATGGGGAAGAGTTATAGATTATGATGTATATGATTTTGTTAACAAAAAAGACAGACTATATCAAGTCCAAAAGATTAACGTCAAGTCATTGGTAGATAGGTGGGATAATGATAAAGATCATGATGAGTTCGAGTTTAATACTTGGTTGGATTTGAAGAATTTTCTGGACGAACATAACCTGTCTATTTCATCTGCGGGTATCCTATACAATTTGGATAAGAAGGGATTAATACCAACTATCCTAACGAAGTGGGGAGAAGAAAGAACTGACTTTAGAAAAACTGCAAAGGATTACCACAATGCAGGTGATATTGAAAAGTACAAATACTATGATAGAAAACAGTATGTTCAGAAAATTCTATTGAATTCTCTTTACGGTGTGTTGTTGTTAAATTCCTTCCGTTTTTATGATAGGGAGAATGGTGAAAGTGTCACATATTCAGGAAAAAGCCTCATAAAATTTTGTCAGGATGTTATAAATTGGCATTATAATAAGTGTATATCTACAATGGATTCTTATGAAATTGAGTTTGACGATGGAACAGTCCGTGTATTTAATGGATCCGATATTGTTAATGGCGAACCGGTATCCAATTTATATTTAAGTATGGAGGAATAACAGTGTATATCTATTTAATTACAAATTTAATCAATAAAAAAATTTATGTTGGAAAGTCCACCAAAAATGTCGAAGATAGCGTAGATTATTATGGATCTGGAAGGCTAATCAATCTTGCCATTAACAAATATGGAATTGGAAATTTTATAAAAGAGATATTATTCGAATGTAATGATTTAATCGAATTAAACCATTTTGAAAAGTATTTTATATCAAAATATAATTCAAATAATTTGGAAGTTGGATATAATCTAACGTCTGGAGGTGATGGTGGACGTCAGCCGGATTTTATATTATCCAAAATATCTCAACGAATTAAATTGCTGTGGTCGGATGAAAATTCCACATATAACTCGACACAATATCGAGATAAATTGTCTAAATCCCGTACTGGTAGAGTTGCAACGCCGGAAACGAGATTAAAAATATCCGAATCATTAATGAATAGTGAAAAATTTAAAGAGTATTATACCAAAAGATGTATTACAGAAGAAAGAAGACAACAATTAAGTGCAAGATGGAAGACCTGTGCAAATCCAAACATAGATAGAGAATGGTCAGATGAGGAGAGAATGCAGAGAAGTATCAGAATGTTGGGAAATGTCCCATGGAATAAGGGAAAGACAAATGTATATAGTGAAGATACTATTAAAAAAATGTCAGAATCTGCCATGAACAGAATCACTGACGAGGAAGTAGAAAACAACAGGAGAAAGAAAATTGGAGATTTTTTCAGAGGTAAGTCGTTATCCGCGGAACATAAAGAGCGAATTTCTTTATCTAGAAAAAATATGTCTCCCGAAGAAAAAGAGCAAATTAGTATAAGAATGAAACGCCGCCATGAAAATAACACTGGTGGATATTATAAGCGGGTTCAATGTGCCGAATCGGGGATAATATACAATTCTATCAAAGCATATTGTGAAGAGAAGAAAATTTCTGAATATTTTTTCAAAAAATGGATACTATCTGGTAAAGCAATTATTATCAATGAAGATAAAGACAATAAAAAAAATAATTCCCAAGAATAATACAGATCATGTACTATACATTGACACCGACAGTCTATTTACATCTTCACTGTCTTTAATTCCAAATTCAGATTCGTTAACCGATGAAGAATTATCAAATAAGACGTTATTAATAGCTAAAGAAGTTGAGGATATTATTAATAAATCATTTAATATATATGCACAACGGTACCACAATCTAAAGACACATACTTGGAGAATTAAACAAGAAATGGTTGGTAAAACAGCGTTCTGGAGAGATAAAAAGAAACGCTATGCAATGTGGATTATTAATAAAAATGGGTTGCCGTGTGATGAATTGGAAGTAAAAGGCTTTGATAGCGTTAGAAGTGACTTCCCAAAGGCCTTTCGTTCGTTTATGAATTCGTGCATTGAAAACATTCTGAAAGGAAAGTCAATGGATGATATGAATAAGATTGTGAAGGAGGAAAGAAGTAAGATTCTTAAGACTGAAAACCTAATGGATATTTTACTTCCAACCGGAGTCAAAGAAATCTCAAAATTCAAATATGGGCAGAAAGGAACTCCAATTCACGTCAAGTCATCACAGAATTACAACAAACTAATGGATTTGTTCAAAATTGAATCAGTTCCAAAAATAGATGATGGTGATAAAATCGTTTGGGCGTATTTGTTAAAGAATCCCTATGGGTTTGAATCATTAGCACTTCGAGGATATGATGATCCACCGCAAATTGTTCAATTCTTAGAAAAATACATTGATAGAAAGTCAATTTTTGAGGATAGGTTGTTGAATAAATTGCAGGCCATTTGGGATAACTTGGGATGGGGCAGAATAGTATTGGAACAAAAAAGTAATTTCTTTTAGGTATGAGTAGTAATATGTTTAAATTAGGAAAACTGTTCTCTCAAATTAAAGAGGCATTTGATTTCGAGAATATACAAGGCATTGAGATTAAAAAAGTGTCCAATACCAAATACAAATCTATAGATGGATCGCTGGAGGTACAATTTGATGTGATAACTGAATTGGATATTGTAGATGGTATAATTAACATTCCTCAAAATGTTGAAAACGTCAAATCGGCATTTAATACATCGTATTCAGTAAATGAAGTAGACGATCAATCTTATAAAACTGATTATAATGAATTTATTTCAATATTGAAGGGAGTTAAACAGTCTATAGAAGATTTCATCAAGTCAAATCAACCTGATTTATTGATATTGGTTAGTAGACATAGGGAAGGTGGATTTAGAACTGACCCATCAAAAGATAAACTATACAAATATGCAATCTTAAAAAATCTCCCTAATGGATATAATGCAGAATTTGATTTCGAACCATTCTACGGATCCGATTTGAAAGGAATTGTGTTATATAAAAAGTCATTGAAAAATGTTAGAGTTAAACACAATCTATAATGAATCATGTCTCGACACTCTACGTAGAATAGATGGTGGTTTTATAGATTTGACCATCACATCTCCTCCATATAACGTTGGTCTACAATACGATCAATTTAATGATGTCATGGATTATTCGGAATATTTGGTATGGCTTCGAGAAATTTTTGAATTGATATATTTGAAAACTAAAACCGGTGGAAGATGTGTGATCAACATTGGGGATGGTATTAATGGTAGAATCTCAAAACATAGTGATGTTATCCAGCTAATGAAAAATATTGGATGGTTGACATCCGCGACGATTATTTGGGAAAAAATGAACTCGGTAAATAATTGTGCGTGGGGTACATATAACAGTCCTAGAAATCCATCATTTGTAAGTAGTTTTGAATATATCTTGGTCTTTTGTAAAGATCAATATGCACTAAATTATATTGGAGAAACAGATTTGGATAAAAAAAATTTTATTCAATGGGCAAAAGGTATATGGAAATTTCCGGGAATCAAAAGAAAACAATCTATGCATCCGGCTGCATTTCCAATCGAATTGCCTCTCAGATGTATGAAAATGCTAAGTTGGAAACACGCTATCATATATGATCCTTTCATGGGATCAGGTTCTACTGCTATAGCGTGCAAGTTGACTGGAAGAAGTTGGATTGGTAGTGAAATTAGTGAGGATTATTGTAAAATAGCACAACAAAGATTAGAAAATACCATAATTCATGAAAATTCCGGAAATTACTTCTAAAAAAAATTTGGAAAAAATAGAAAAAATACATAAATTGTAAGAAAAATAAATAGATATGAGAATTCTACAGTTTTTTGTAGTTATGATGACATTTTTATCATGTCAAATGTCAACCAAAACCAATACCAAAGAATTGCCAATTACATATTTCAAAGATGGTAGAACAGGACTATGTTTTGCGGCAGTGAATTCTATATCTAACTCCGGATATGAAGTTACTTCTATAGCCTGCGTCCCGTGCGATTCATTGAAAAAATATAGAATACCAACAATACATAATAAAGAAAAAGGAAATTGATGCAAAAATCTGATTTAGTAAACCTAATTAAAAAATATTACCTAGACGGGGTAACATTCCAAGAAAACAGTTCGGGTTTCAATCCCGTTTTGTTTTCAGTACAAGACAAAAACTGCCAGATTAGAATTAAAAGCGGCGACAAGTCTTTGATGGTTATGTTGGACCACAATTTGGAATTAGATGATTGTGATTTAGTGGTACCAGAATCAAAAAACCTTTTGACATATTTGTCCGCTTTTGATAATGAGATTGAATTGACCCCGGAAAAGTCCGGTTTAGAATATCATTCATTGAAAATTTCAGATAAGATTCTAAATGGTAATTTGGCCCTGGGAAGTGTAGATGTCGTAGAAAAAGACACCAACGTAAATCTGCCATCTGAATATGATGTTGTAATTGAATTGACTCGGGATGAGATTGATAGATTTTTGAAAGCTAAGAAAGGTATTGGGGATGCAAAAATTGTTGCATTTATTCCAGATGGTGATAAGGTAAATGTGGTAATCAATTATTCAGTTCAAAACCACAATGTAGATACGATTACCACGCAGTTTTCGAAAGTAACAATTAACAATGAATTTGAAGTCATGGCATTTAAGGTAGACGGTTTAAGTGCTATTTTGCAAAACAATTCTGATTTCAGGGAAGCAAAGATTGAACTATTGGGTCAGGGATTGATGGTAGCGGAGTTCAAGGGAGAAGATTACGAAGTCAAATATTTACTTAAACCTATAGCAATTGATTAATGAAATACTTTTTAGTTAAGGAAAACAGTAATTGGGCAGATGAATTTGACTTGGAAGGGTTCAAAGTCTTTAAATCCAAGAGTTTGGATAGTTTGAAGAGTACACTGTTATCGCAGTTTGTTGCCGAAAGAGGTAAGACTGAAGAAGATCCATTTCCAACAGAGTGTTCATTCGGGACAAACGAATATATTGAAATTGAAAGTGAGGAAGAATTCTTTGAATCGTTAACGATTATAGAAATTAACGAAGATGAGTACAAATGTTTAAAAAAATTATTTCCACACTGTAATGATTGGGCATTTGGAACAACTGCAATTCTTTAAAATATGGGCGCGACGAAACAGATGATTGATACTGAATTTGAACAAACAGAACTTTGGATCACCGAAATTTTGGAAGAAGCAAGCGGATTGGGACTTCGCTATGAAGTTTATTCAACCGCTCAAAAAATTATGGAAGAAGATCCGTCGATAGAAATCATTACAGCGTACCAACAAGCATTTGACGAATGGACCAAATAATTCATTTCATTTCGCATTTTTTTGGTTTGTGTGGTGAAAACCATCCAAGTTTTTTGACCTTTATGTTGGGACACAATGAAGTTAATTTTTCAATTCACTACATTTTAAACTTTTTTAGAAGATGAGTAGATGGTCAATACATAAAGCTTTTGAATTCGATTATGCACATAGAGTTCACAGTCAACGGCTGAATGCAGAATTAAGTATTGACTCTTGTTTGGCATGTCGACATCTCCACGGTCATCGAGGAAAGGTTGTAGTTTATCTAACATCCGGGGAATTGGATGATAAAGGTATGGTAATGGATTTTAAGGAGTTGAATTGGTTCAAGAAATTCTTAGATGATGTTTTGGATCATAAAATGATACTAGACTTAAATGATCCAGTACTCAAGACGGTATATCCATTATTCAATGGTGCAGGTAATGAACATTTTCATTATGGTCCGTTGGATGTTGATTATGGACCAAATTTGGATCAATATTTGCAATATATTGATGGATCGTATTATAAAATTTGGGAAGATTTGTATAAAAATTTACCAACGCACGATAAGGAAATTTATGAAGGTTTAGTATTGGTGGACTTTGTTCCGACTTCGGAAAACTTGTCAAAATGGTTGTTTGAAATAGTTCAAAGAAAATTGGAAGGATACGCAACGGTTGAAAAAATAGAATTTTGGGAAACCCCCAAAAGTTGTTCAATATATTCAGAATAATATGGAAGAATTAAATAGGCAAGAAAAAATTAGGTTGAGAGTTTTGAAGGAAGTCAGTAGGATCTACTCTTCAAGCTTGACTCGAGTTAGTGGTATACCAAACAGTCGGGAATTAATAAATTTGTGCGAAACATTGGAAAAATATATTAAATTAGGTTAGAATGGGATTATTAGATTTTTTACATAAACCCAAAACAAAAGATATTAGTTATCTCAATATACCATTATTTGAAAAATATGGTTGGGTATTATTAGATCGAGTGGATTTGAAAAAATTTCCGGTTGAAAAATATTTTAAAGACACTGGGTTGACATCCGGTAATGGTGGTATAGTGTGCATGCCGGTAGTATTTAAAAAAACTGTCACAATCGACGATAGATATGTATTTGATTATTTGATATATTATGAATATTCCGACATTGAAGAAAGATGTAATTGGAAGTTATCCTCAGAAGGAGTGTATGATTTTGTTAGGCCGGTTGAATATGACGAAAAAACATTGATTGAAATTGAAGAATATATAAAAAACGATATTAATATATCATTGACGGAATTGAAAGAACAACAAGAATTGGTGGAATTGAGAAATAAAAAAATATCAGATTTGACACCTAACGAATTGCGAAAATTGGGAATTAAATTTTAAAATTTTATGTACTATACAGTAAAAGTAAGAGTAAAAACGCAAGACGAAAAGTCTGGAAGAATTAAAACTCACAGTGAAACGTATTTGGTCAAGGATGCAGTCAGTCCAACAGATGTTGAAGTTCAAGTAACTGAATACTTCAAAGGCGTTGGGTTTGATTGGGAGATTACCAAAATTGAGACGTCTCCGATTGTTGATGTAATTGAAAAGCCAGATAGGGCGGATCGTTTTAATGCGTAAACCAACACTTCACATCATAACTGAATATTATCCATGGACAAGGCTCGAGTCCTTTTGGAAAGAGTGTTTCTTTGATGTTGATTTTGAAGGTTATGATGTGAATATTATTGATGGATCATATCTAAGAAAAGAATCGTTTTTGTGGTCGGATACTTTTTACAAGACTACACAATTGCGTTCTTTAATAGATATGATCCACAATAATGAAGTGAAACATGGTGACGTTTTTGTGTTTACAAATGCTTGGAATTTTGTTGCAGTTCCATTGTCTTATTTTAGAGATGAATATGGAATTGACTTCAAAATGATTGGAGTTTGGGGAAACTCGACGTTCAACCAGAATTCTCCAATGTATGAAAGATTTAAGAGAAAGAATAAAAAATGGGGTCGTCAGTTTGAACTATCTCTTTTCCAAGCATATGATTGGAATTGTTTCTTCTGCGAACAGCATTGGAAGTTATTCAAGTCCAAATATACTTTAGCAGAAAGAAAAGGAAATTGGTCAGTTACTGGTTATCCATTTGAATACCTAAAAAGAAAAGTGGTTGAAGAGCCCAAAGAGGATGTTATCATCTTCCCTTATGAGATTGTGAATAGTCTACAGTTTCAGATATTTAAAGGTTTGCGATACGAACTACCACAATTCAAATTTGTCGTTGCACAGGAAGAATGCAACAACCGAGTTCTTTATACCAAATTTTTAAGAAAGTGTAAAGTGATGTTCACAGCCAAGAGATTTGAATATAACCCGGTTCTAATTTGGGAGGGAATGCTTAATGGTGTTTTTCCAGCACTTCCACAGTTAGGTATTTTTAGCGTAATATTTCCAGAAAAGTATTTATACCCAAAAGAATTAGCCGTTCCAAAAAATCCGAATAAATTTCTATATTTAGTGAGGAACAGGTTGCAGACAATGCAATATTTGAAAGATGTATTTGAACAATATGACTCCCTAAGAGATGAAATACTTGAAGATGCGAGAATAATTGGAGATAAATATTACAGTAATAAACCATTTTTAGAAATTCTAAACAAAATTCATGATTGAGAATAGTCTGTGGGTAGAAAAATACCGACCAAAAAATTTGGATGAGTATGTCGGTAATGACGACATAAAGAAGAAGGTGCAGGTTTGGTTGGAACAGGGAGATATACCCAATCTTTTGTTTTTTGGACCCGCCGGAACTGGTAAGTGTCTCGACTATTCCGAATTAATTGATGTTGAAATTAATTTAACGGATGAAGAAATCAAGCAATTAAATCAGTATATTCACGATGAATAGTTTTTTATTCATCTCATATATTTATATTAAAATGTTGTTTCTAAAAAAAATATATGAGGATTAAAATTGATAGAGACTGTTTGTATTAGTTTGAGTAAAGAAGAGTTTTTAATATCTAAGATAAATTCTAGAAAATACCAGACCATAGGAAATTTTAGTAAGCATTTGAAATCTAATGGTTATTCTATTGAATCTTACATGATAGAATTCTTTAAAGAATACCTTCCTAAATGCCTAGAATCGGGAAATATTTCTGATTATAGAAAAAAAGGTTATTGGAATTATTGGTATCCACTAACTTATAGACATAGAGATCTTGTTGGAAAATATAAACATTTGCAGCGAGCTATTTCTAGAGTCTGTAAGGAAGGTAAATATACTGAATACCTAGATATCAATTATTGGCTAAATAAAGAATATAAATTTTCGGAAGCAATATTAAAAATTCATAGTCTGATTCGTAAGGAGTACTATTTAAAATTACATGATTCGTATTATGACAAATATTGGACGGAATCATCTAAAGTTGCTTATATCAATTCAATATTAGATGGGAGAATATTGCCCCTTCCAAATTTATATACAGTTCGTGGGTTACAATTTCGCGGCCAGTCTGATGTCAATGAAATTGCGGAGATATTATCGGAATTTTATAAACATCGACCGACTGTTTTTAGAGATCCGGAAATACAGAAGCAGAATAATATTAAAAGACAAATTAAGTATTCGCCTGCAGAACAAAGAAAATTTAGCATTAGATGTGTTGAATATTGGTTGGATAAGGGGTATAGTCTAGTTGAATCTATTCAAAAAGTTTCAGATGTACAGAAATTAAATACTATCGATTCAATCAAAGAGCGTTTGAATTGCGATGATGAAATAGCTAAAGAAGTTCAGCGAGAAATTTATCAAAAGCGGTTAAATTCTTTTAAAAATAAAGATCTTGAAGAACTTAATAGGATTTATAAATCTCAAGACTCGTCTAGCTTTGAATATTGTTTAAGAAAATGTAACTTTGATAAAAAGTGGGCCGAAATCCTTTATAAAGAATTACAAAGAAAAAAGATTGTTCCATTAGGAAGGGCATCGAAGGAATCTTTAAAATATTTCATACCACTTTATAAATTTCTTCGAAAAAAAGGAATATTGAGGGAAGATATATACCTAGGAGTGAATGGAAGCACTGAATATTTTTTATATGATGAAGACTCGAAGAAAATTCGAATGTATGATTTTGTTGTACGATCTAGAAAAATTATCATAGAATATGATGGTGTATATTGGCACTCCGATGTAGATTCAAAATACAATGATGTATTGAAAGATAAATTGGCAATAAAAAACGGATATAAATTACTTAGAATTAGTTCAGAAAATTCGATAGATTTTAATAACATATTAATATATGAATTTATTGACGAAAACTTGTAAGTTAAGAATTCCCATAGGTGAATTATTTCAATTCTTAGGAATTGATAACGAATATTATGATACATTTCAGGCAGTTGATAGAGAAATAAAAATATTAACCCCTATTGGATTTAAGTTAATTCGATATTTTGTTAAGAAGCGGGGTGTTGTCAACAAATACGATTTCGGAGACTTTTCTATAGTATGTGATGATAAACACCTCGTTAAACAAAGCGATGGGTCCTTCCGTCATATATCTACTGTAAATCATGTTGTCGATACTTTGAATAATGTTAAATATCTTATTTCTAGAACATGGTATAGTGAAGTTAAAGATGTTTACGATATATCGCTTGATTCTCCACACGAATATTGTACCAGTTCCGGGATTGTCTGCCATAATACGTCGTTGGCAAAAATTATTGGCAAGACGTTGGATGCGGATGTAATGTATATCAACACGAGCGACGAAAACAGCGTCGACGTCATTCGGGATAAAATTAAAGGATTTGCATCTACATCAGGATTTTCAAAATGGAAAATTGTTATTCTTGACGAAGCCGACTTTGCTACTGCAAATTTCCAAGCTGCTTTAAGAAATACACTTGAGACGTTTTCAAAACACACTAGATTTATACTGACTTGCAATTTTATAGAAAAAATTATCGATCCGATACAATCCAGACTGGTTTCATTTCACGTCGTACCTCCTGATAAAAAGTCAGTCGCAATTAGATGTGCTCAAATTTTAAAGGCGGAGAATGTCACATATAGTCCAAAAGATGTGATAGCATTGATAGATCAATATTATCCGGACCAAAGACGTATAATTCAGTCATTACAAAGAAACAGCGTTACTGGAGAGTTGCTAATTGACGAGCAGTTCAAAATGGCTTCTGGATATTGTGAGAAGGTATTAGAACAACTGTTGTCAAATTTAGACGCAAAACAAACTTTCAATAATATCCGACAGATAATTGCTGATTCAAAAGTTCGTCAATTTGATGACTTATTTAGATATTTATTTGACAATTTGGAGCGGTTTGCTCCGGATGGGAAGCGTGCGCAGATGATATTACATATTGCGGATGCCCAGAATAAAGCAACTATGGTAGTCGATAAAGAAATTCAAGTTGCCGCAATGTTTATAAACATATTGAGAGATTTGAAGTCATGAGTCAGAGTAAATTTTGGTCGTGGATCGTATTGAATGCTACTTTTTTTCAAATTTTGAGAATTATACTTTGGGAAATAACCGGCAATCAAAAATATAAAAGATTGGTAGGTTATTGGAGAGATGGATATCACTTTCATTTTGCGTACAAATGTGTTATAGAATGAAACAGCATATTATAACTTTCAATTGCAATAACAAATAGATCGCAAGAAATTAAAAATAACTTATTAAGGAGATTTATGCAACAACAGCAACAACTTAGATTGAATCCAATGGACTCTACTGCCGTGGAGTGTAATTCATGTGGAGGATCTTTTTTTAAACAAATAGTCATGATCAGAAAATGGAGCAAATTTTCAGTAGGAATGCCCAATGATGTGATAGATTTTATTCCTGCATTTAGATGTGATGACTGTGGGGAAATTTTCAAAGAAATGATTCCAACTGACTTACCCGGATTGGAAAAGTTTAAAGTTCAGGGGGATAACTAATGAATTATCTGTGCAAACAATCCTGGAAACGACATACCAAAGGCGATGTTATAACCGACTGGGAATATAACAAATTACCAGTTGAAATTAAGAAACATTTCGAATTAATTGAAGTTGTCAAATTTGAAAAACAGGAATTGGAAGACAAAAAATCCGAGTTTGTTGTCAATCAAGAAAACCCAACAGTTGTTGAAGTTGATGCAATGCACCACTTGTTTTCTCCGAAGAAAAAAAACATTGCCGCAGTAGCCGATATTGAAAAAATTATAGATGACAGTGAATAAGAAATATAGATTGGTTCCCAACAATTTTTTCATATTCATAATTTTTATAATGGTATTTGGTGGGTGGTATTTAGGAGTTGAATATATTTCATCAATGTACCATATAATTGGAATTCCACTTGCAGTGTTTTTGATCTGTGTATTTCCATTTGTGAATATTTGGTTGGTTTGTGGGCCAATTTGGAACATAATTGAATATATTCTATATAAAATCTATACAAAATGACAAATGTGTTTTGGTCAATAGAGAGTACGTTTTCAGATGAATATAGGAAAATTTCAACGTTGAAATTATATTACCAAATAGTGGAACATTCAACAAGAAAGACGATGAAGTATGCTGTTTTGCTTACGTTGCAATTTGCGGAAGTTGATTATTCAAATCATCCCAAATATACAACGCATAAGTATAATTACACAACTATAGATTTTGATGGTATTCAAAACATGCAACGGATTCGTTCTTCCAAGTGTGAAAATATCGAAGATGCGAAATTACTGGCTCAGCAAGAAGTCAAGGATTATGCATTAGGTTTGCTTTCTGGAATAGATCACTTTTTTATTCCTGAAATTTCTATAACAGAATTCGGTAAAAATGTCTGAAAAGGTAAAAACAATATTCGATCTTTTAAATGATTTGACTTCCAACAAAATCTCATGGAGGAATCAAATTGAAAGTGATAGAAAAAAGTTTCAGCCATACATGATAAATAGATGGCTAAGCATGCACCCGGATTATTTGGAGGTTGTATCTGAATGTCAATATGTTACCAACAATCTACAACCTAGAGAATTCTACAATTTCTATTTTGATTTGTTACCAAAGAAGAAATTTTTTACAAAATACGTGAGTAACAAGTCTGACAAAGAAAAAAAGTATGATAAGATAATAGAATTTTTGAAAGATAGATTAGAATGCTCTGAAAAAGAAATGAGTGATAATATCGAGACTCTTTTCGAAATTCCAAATGGAATATCCATTATTCGCACAGAATTAAAAAGATATGGGTTCGATGATAAACAAATAAAAAAGGAATTTGGATTATGAGATATGAGTTTGATCCAAAAAGGATGAATTTGACATATATGAGCTCAGATATTGAAATGGTCTATGACGGCATCGACTCGATAGCAATTTTTGGTAGTAGTTCAGAGTATTGTCAGGAATGTACATTTGAAGGTTTAAAATTTTCAGATTCTGAACCTTTAAAGGTTGATGATGTTTGTGTAGAACGCATCAAAAATAAAACGTTGGAAGTCTTAGAAAGAGACTTCGCTCTGAAGTATCCGGGCCCTTATAAGATCTTTAAAGAAGAGCAGGATAAATTACTCCTAGAATTCATCGAAAATCATGAGGAGTCTGTGTGAATCAGATATATGGTATTCTAATTACGGCCGGAATAATATTGCTAGCATGCCTGTTATATGGAGCGATCGCATCGTTCATTAATTTTTTGAAAAAATGAAAAATACATTCATAATTGATAAATTCAATTTGAACATCGAAAAACCAGAAAACAGTATCTATGTTTCTTATTCGCAATTTTCAACATTTTCAAAATGCCAACTTCAATGGAAACTGAAGTACATTGATAAAATCAAAGAGGATGAACCAAGCATACATGCTGTATTTGGGACATCGATGCATAATGTAATTCAATATTGGTTGCAGGTACTGTACACGGAAACGGTTAAGAAGGCAGATTCTTTGGATTTCAAAGAAATGTTATTAACGGAATTGAAACAAAATTATGCCACAGATGTTGAAAAATATCAAAAGCATTTTTCAAACAAAGAACAGTTGACTGAATTTTTTATAGATGGTTATGAGACGCTTCAATATTTGCGGAAAAAAAGAACAACATATTTTGATAGAAAAAATGAGGAACTAGTTGGTACCGAAATTCCGATACAAATCATGACTGATACGACCCGTCCAAATGTTTTATTGATCGGATTTCTAGACGTGGTGATTCGAGATAAGACATCTGGTGTATTTAAAATTTTAGATTTGAAGACGTCCACCAAAGGTTGGTCCAAGTGGGATAAGGAGGATAAGATAAAAACGTCTCAATTGCTTTTATATAAATTGTTCTTTTCTAAACAGTACAATATTCCAATCGAAAAAGTAAACGTTGAATATCTCATTTTAAAAAGAAAAATTGATGAGGACTCATTATGGCCCCAACGCCGTATTCAAATGTTCTCACCATCACAAGGAAGCATTTCCTACAACAAAGTTCAACGTGACTTTCAATCCTTTTTAGATTCATGTTTTCTTCCGGATGGGAGTTATAATACGATGTATGATTATAAGGCGATTTCTGGTAAAAATGGTTGGAATTGCAAGTTCTGTGAATTCAGAGATAGAAACGATTTGTGTCCAAAACAAAATAGGTTGAATGTATAAAATTGGAATTATTGGACCAGAGACCTGCCAAAAAACCAAAGAAATAAAGGATTTGTTGTTTGAAATAAAGAACTCTTTTGGAAATACAGTGATCATAGCCAGTGGTGGGAATAAGGAGGGTATAGAAAAAGATGTTAAAAAATATTGCATTTATTTTGAAATGCAATACACCGAATATAACCCATCTTTTACTGGTAAAAATCAATTTTCTGCATTAGATGAGTCATACTATACTAAAAGATTTCATCCGAGTCATTTTCAACATAGATATGATATGATGTTGCGGTATGTTGATAGAATGTTTATTGGTTACGAGCCAGGTGAAAATTTTAAACTATACCAACAAATCAAAAAAAAATGTGAAAAAAATAATATAAAAACAGTGTTGATTTAGTTAACCACGGATATTTAATATGGAAGAGAAAAAAAGTTCAAGTTCTTGGCAAAAACAGTATCCATATCCAATAGTTTTAGATCCGGATGGGTGGAATCGTAAAAATTTCAAATTTTCTTGGTTTGAAGAATTGATAACCTACGAAGAATATCAAAAACGTCTTTCAAAATCAACATGCGAATTCAAATGAAACAGAATATTTGCCAATGTCTAATTTGGTGTCTAAGAAAATTGAATTGTTCAGTTATTATTGGTTTCAAATTGTCTAAAGGAACTTTGCAGGGAACTAATAAATATTGCTACTATTATAATAACAATTTTGACAATGTTGAGATTTTGGATAAATTCGGATCTGAAATTGAAATACCTCACATGAAACCTTTTAATTTTGAAACAAGAGAAAAATGAAAAAATGGTTCACATCGGACCGGTATTTGGAAACGAATAGGAGAAATAAATATAGTGCAAATTCAATTACCAAAACTTAGGAAAATCCAAGCAGATAAACCTAAGAAAAAGAAAATATTTTTAATCACGGATGACCTCAAATTCAACTCCGGGGTCGGTACGGTTGCCAGGGAATTGGTGATTGGTACTGCTCATATATATGATTGGTGTCAATTAGCGGCCGCCCTGAATCACCCAGATCATGGAAAGCGAATTGATTTAAGCCAAGAAATTAACAAAGAAACTGGTTTGACGGATGCATACTGCATGCAATATGCGCATACTGGTTATGGAACTCCAGACGTGATTCGAGAAGTCATAATGTATGAGAATCCGGATGCGATAATGTTGATTACCGATCCTAGATTTTTCGGTCATATATTTTTGATGGAACATGAACTTCGAAGTGAGAGGAAGATTCCAATTATCTATTTGAATATTTGGGATAATTTAGCATTTCCACATTGGAACGGTTCCGGATATGCATCAATTGATCTTTTACTTTCCATCAATAGACAGACGAAGGTAATCAATCAAGAAGTTCTGAAGTACCGAGGCGAAATGTGGACTGATATTGATTCAACTGAAGCCGTTCCGGGATCAACTCTTACATCATACCTCCCCCATGGATCTTCGACGAAATTCTATTATAAACAAACTGCAGAAAGTAAAGATTGGAAAGATTTCAAACAGTTTGAAGATGATTTTAAGAAAAAGTATGATGTTGATTTTGTAGTTTTGTTTAACTCTAGAAACGTTAGGAGGAAACAACCGGGGGATATTATACTATCTTTTAAAAGATTTTGCGATCAACTTCCAAAGGAACAGGCTAAAAAATGTTGCCTTTTCATGAAAACTGCCATACTTGATGAAAACGGTACCGATTTGATGGCAGTTAAACAGGTAATTTGTCCGGATTATAAAGTGATTTTCAATACAGAATTGCTTGCGCCGAATATATTGAATTGGGTGTACAACATGAGTGATTGCGTTTTTTACATGTCTAGCGCTGAGGGATTTGGTTTGGCGGCGAATGAAGGTTTGATGTGTGGTACTATGTTAATTGCTCCAGTAACTGGTGGGTTGCAAGACCAAATGAGATTTGAGGATGAAGATGGTAATTGGGTTAAATTTGATGAAAATTTCACAACCAATCATCGAGGTAGATATAAAAAATGTGGTGAGTGGGCGCTACCAATATTTCCAAGAGCGCGCGCTCTGCAAGGATCAATCCCAACACCATACATCTTTGATGATTTTAGTGATGCGGAAGATGGCGCTCAAAGGTTGTTGGAGTGTTACAATTTAGGCAAAGAAGAGAGAGATCGTAGAGGATTGATTGGTAGAGACTGGGTAATGTGTGAGGAAAGTAAAATGAATTCGAAGATGATGTGCGATAAATTCATAGATTGTGTGAATAAGTTATTTTCTACATGGGTACCAAAGCCAAAATATGAGGTAATTAAAGTTGAAAAGCGTAAAAAAATAGAAAATACGGGAATTCAATGGTAGAAAATGGTTGCGTTATTATAGAAGATGTTTGGTCGGCTATAATCGTCGAACCACAAGATTTGTTTTTCAAGAAAATCAATTCGATGGAATTTTTGGATGAAGAGGACATGTCCTTTTTAAAGAAATATTTCCAAAAAATTGATTTAGAAAATAATCTATCCACAGAGCATTTATTATACTTGAAAACCGAGAAGTTAATTGATTGGTTTTTGATAAAACGCGAATGGAAAGTTAAAAATAGCGAAATTGATAAATTAAAACGTCAATTAATTCAATTGGAAAAAGAAGTCGGTATGTTAAAAATTGGCAAAGAAAAATCGTTTTTGGAGATTTGATGCAAAAGAAAAGTTTAATTATCATCAGTCCATTTATAACCAGATCCGGATATGGCGTTCACTCGAGAGTCATAATCAAAAGTCTTCTAAATTCAAAAATTACAGACAATTATGATGTGGGTCTAATAGCGGTTCCCTGGGGTGGTACTCCAATGACGGCTTTGAATTCTGAAAACGAAGAAGATAAGAAATTATTGTCTTTGATGCTTCCCGGAAACCAATTGAATTTTCAACCAGATGTTTCAATTCACATTACAATACCATCCGAATTTCAGAAAATTGGAAAATTTTCAATCGGTATCACCGCTGGTACAGAAGGAAGTATTGCACCTCCATCATTTGTGGAGGGATGTAATCGAGTTGATTTGGTAATTACACCAAGTCAATTTACTAAATTGGTTCTACAATCAACTAGACTTGACAAACGGGATCAAAGAACTAATGCCGTGGTAGAAACAGTGTCTGTTAAAACGCCCGTAGAAACGCTTTTCGAAGGCGTGGATACAAATGTATTCGGGAAGAATAAAAGTACGGCTCAAGTTAACCTGAGCGGTATTAAAGAGGATTTTGCATTTCTTTTTGTTGGACATTGGTTGCAGGGGAATATATTTCAAGATAGAAAGGATGTGAGTGGATTAGTTCATACGTTTCTTAAGACATTCATGTTAAAGAAAAAGAAACCTGCGTTGATTCTCAAAACATCTGGCGCCGGGTTTTCAATAACTGAACGAGATCAAATTATTAATAAGATTCAACAAATTCAAGAATTAATCCAAGAGCAAGAAAACTTCAAAGGTGAGTTTCCAAGCGTATATGTGATCAATGGTGACCTAACTGATGAGGAAATGAATTCCCTATATAATCACCCAAAGATTAAAGCAATGGTGTCGTACACCAAGGGAGAAGGATTTGGTTTACCATTATTGGAGTTCACGCTATCCGGAAAACCAGTTATTTGCTCAAATTACTCAGGACCCGTTGATTTTTTGAATCCTGAATATAGTTTCTTACTTCCAGGAAAATTGACTCAAATCGATTCGTCAGCAGCAAACGAATGGATACCAAAAGAAGGTCAATGGTTTTCAGTAAATTATGTATTTGCAAGTCAAATGCTCAAGGATATGTTCGAGAACTATGACAAATACATAGAGCGCAGTCGAAAGCACATTAAATACACCAAAGATAATTTCACACTTGAAAAAATGGGAGATAAATTTTTGGAAATATTGGAAAGATATATTAATATTACAGAAAAGGTCCCTGAAAGAGTTTCATTGAAACTCCCACAGTTGAAAAAGATCGTATAACAGTAATAATGTACTATGACTTATTATAGATGTATTAGATCGTTTACCAGCCAACACAACAGGCAACTTTATTATGGTGGTCAATTAATTACCACTTCTCAATATCTGATGTTATCTAAAAAAGATCAAGCAAATTTTATAATTTTCATTGAGGAAAAAATATGAACGATTTGAAAAACAACACCCTTTTATTTTTTATTTTGGGGTTTCTTTTTGGTACTGGGATAACACTTTTAGCATCTGAATATTTTGGTGTTGGTGGTATTCTTATGATATCTGTGGTTGGAACTCTATTATCTTTATTCTGGAACGATTTAATTAAAATTTTCAAATGAGATTGGTATATGATGAGTCAAATCCATTCACTGGCAAACGTACTGTCATGGTTGAGTGGGATGAGAATGCACAACAAAATATGAAACTTTGCATGCAGACTGGGTACCATACATTTGATAGGTGGTGCTTAGATGGGAATGGAAATCCAGTTTTTGAAGACTTGAAAAATTTTATCAAACAGTGTCCGGATGAAATTTATTCAACGTATAGAGTTGATGAACACGGTCAAGTATGGTTTAAAATTGTTATGCAGGCTAGAGATCATGTTTTATATCCATGGTATGATGAAAAAACTGAAAGTAGTATTTGGAAAGTGCTTTCTTGGAGGTTTATAGATGATGGTGAAGACGTTGACTGCGACATTCCAACGGTTGAAGTTGATGGTAAAATTAAAGTATTGGATAATAAAACTTCTACAATATTCGCTGAAGACGAATTTGAAGACGCCACGATTGAATTTCACAGACGATGCTCAGAAATATATAATGTCAATGAAAATTAAAATGTCATACGCGATTCCGGTTTGTAATGAATCAAAGGAATTGGATTTGCTTATCACTCAACTCTTGAAGTATTTGGGCGATGAGGATGAAATAGTCATTCAAGGTGACCAAGGAAATGTATCTGATGAGGTGGTATCTGTAGTTCGAAAATATCATAATCGCGCGCAGATCAAATATCACGAATATCCATTAAATAAGGACTTTGCGACATTTAAGAACTATTTGGTATCGCAATGCATTGGTGATTATATTTTTCAAATTGATGCTGATGAGATGGTGTCTGATATGATGTTGGAGAATTTGAAGTTTTTGATTATAGAAAATTCAAATATTGACATGTTCAGGTTCCCTCGATTGAACATTGTGATTGGACTTGACGATGAGTTTATCCAAAAGTGGGGCTGGATCAAGAAAAAACTAAACGTTGAGAAATTGGATTATGCAACGAAAGACGTGTTAGGAAAATATGGATTGGGCACTGATTATGTGTATTCAATTAATTGGCCAGATAGACAATCTAGGCTATTTAAGAATAATGGCAATATTCGATGGATTAATAAGGTTCATGAGCAGTTAGTTGGAATGGAAAAATGGGCAGATCTGCCAGAATCTGATTTTGACTTTTGTTTATTCCATGTTAAACATGAGTCCAGACAAAAAAAGCAAAATGAGTTCTATAACACAATTTGAATGCTAAAAATAAAAATAGCTGAAATATTTAGACATAGGAATGAAACGACGTTTCGACCTTATTTAATGTCAAAGGATTTGTTTCGAGATGTTGGCATTGATTTTGTTTTTGAAGGAAATGATTACGACTTGACCTGGGTAGGGCAAGCATCCTTCTGTGATAAAAATCATCCATATGATAGAATGATTTCTAGAGGATTGTGGTTTTTGAAAAATAAACTGGAAGGAGACTATGTTCTATTTGATGGTCAAGATAGCGCGACTTTGATGGGAACGTATGACGTTTTCAAGAAAAGCAATGCAATGTTGATGTTGAAGAATACATTATACGTTGATTCAAATGATTATCAAAAGTCTACGGTTCATGGGAGAACATATTGGGGAAACGGGGAGGATGATTATTCAATACCTAATATTGATTTATCTAAAATTCAATTGAGTGGTTGCAATTGGTTATCAACAGTGTCTCCGAATTGGTTGCAATATAAAGGAGCAAAGAAGGATATAGATGTTTTTGCACTTTTTTCGTATCCGGCCAGGGAAAATAA